TATTTTTTGTTGGATAAATGATTTTTGGTTTTCTACTATAGTTAATTTATTATAAGTTTCTTGGTATGCAGCGCTCAAAAATCCATAAATACCCATACTGGTAATTAATACAAGTATTATAGTAGCTATTGAAAGATACGTTCTAAGGAATTTATTTAACGTATCCCAATATTGGTAAAGTAGGGAGGCTACTACTAATTTAGATATTTCTAAAGAACCAGCCATTATAATAACCTCAAATGAAGCACCAGCAAAGAGTTTGCTTAAGCCACTAACTGAGTAGAAAGCGGCTGAAGCCGACACTGACAGGGCGGAAAATGCTATTACGAAAGGGAATAAACCTTGTTTTAAGTTTTTAAACATATAGGTAAATTTAAAAAAGGAAATGGGTTAAGCCAACCTATCTTCTAATTCCTTTGTGTTTATCTATTCTATCTAAGATTTGATTTAAAACTTCTACTTTTACGAAGCCAGCCATTGATGAGTTTTTCAAAACACTTATTAATTGGAATATTACTAAAGGCATTAGTAAAGTTTCACTTAACCATCCAGCTCCTGGGATGCTTTTTTCTATCACTAATATTACAGTTAACATAATAATCCAAAAAAGTAAAGTTCTTAGGATTTTAATCGCTTTATAGGTTTTAAACCCTTCCCTTCTAACTCCTGCTATTACGCCAAAAAAGCCGTCAGCAAATATTAAAGTTGTTATAGCTAGGTATTGTTCTGCGTTTTGCATTGTAAGTTCCATAAAATAGGAACAAATGAATCCGAATGACATCATTGAAGAAAGTAATATTAGTTTTGTTGTTTTCATTTTTATACTAAAGCTTCTTGAAAAGCTTCCCAATTAAATGCAGAACCAGGATCAGTTTTACCTTTTCCTTTACCTCTTACACTATCACCGGATACATCTGAATGACGTACTATATGGGAAACTGGAATATTATATTTTTTCATCCACCATTTACACGTATTAACAGCTGAATCAAATTGAGCTTGAGTGTAGGTGTTAGGGGTTTCAATAGCTTTACTGAAACTGCCAAAATCATGTTTTCCTGGGACTAATAATTCAAATCCTAGAAAGTGTGAGTTTAAATATTGTAAATCCTCAAACTGTGATTTTCCAGCATGGGATGCTTTGTTTGGGGAGGAAACCATTTTTTCATAAGTTCCATCAGGATGGATAAATCCATGTACTGATAATCTTAGTTTTTTCAAAAACTCATGAGCTGATATCCATTCTCCTTCCCATTGGAGGTATTCCCCCATTGAGTGGACTATTATACCTTTTGGTTCTATTACTGCCATTATTTTTTCTTTCCAAATATATTACCTGCTTCGGCAATACCAAATGCTCCTAAAGTAACTATTACAAAGGAATCATATATGTGTTCATTAATAACTAAATCTTTTCCTCCAAAGAATCCAAGGAATAGATCAGCTAATGCAAATAATACCATTACTGCAAATGCAATGAATCCAACTACTGATTTTTCATTGATATCATTATCATCTTTAAATATGTCTTTAAAAGCCATCCATTTTCTATTTAAATATTTAAACATAAATAACTAATTTAAGTGAAACATATTTTGTTATAAATATTAAAACTGGAATTTAGATCCAATAGTAGCTGACCAAGTTAGTGGTATTCCTGGAGTGGTTGTTCCTATTACATTTCCCCCAATATTAAATTTAAATCTTTGTGATATATTTAAATCAAAGTTAGATCCTAAAATATATGTTATATCTTTATTAATTTCAACATCTCCTTTAAACATTGATTTTTTAGTACTAAATGTATAGGATACTGGATTAAATGCTAAAGCTACCATAGGAGATATGGTTACTCGTTTAGTAGGGAATGGTTTGGTACCGAATAAAACGCCTGACGGCATTATCATTATATCTTTTTCTATATTAATTATAGTACCAGATAAAGCGTAACCACCTACAAATCCTTTCCAAGCATTATCTTTTTGACCCATATAAACATTACTCAATCCAAATGAAGCTATTTTGGTTCCATAAATATACATAAATGAAGCTGATAATGATTGTACTACCATAATACTCCCTCTAGTATAATAAGATCCAAAATATAAATCTCTATTGCCTGTTTCAGGGTTTCTTAAATAAAGTTTTTCTTCATTATCATAGTTAAAATAAACATCAGATTGAGATACACTTAAACTAAATTGATTAAGATTATCCCATACCATAGCATTAGCCGAATATGTTGTTGTTCCTGTAAGTGAAGATTGGGATAAACCAAAACTTACAGCATTAGATATACTTCCATCTAAAGCAGATTGGGTAAGTAAATTAGCTGATATGTTTATAGGGTTGTGTCTTTTTTTCTTTTCTTCTTTTTTGTCTTCTTCAGACTCTTCCTCTTCACTTTCTTCTTGCTCTTCTTGCTCCTCTTCTTTTTCTTCTTCGGTTGATTCCTCTTCAGATGATTCTTCTTCACTGCTTTCTTCAGTAGTTTCTTCTTCAGTTGACTCTTCTTCTACTTGATCAGATTCAGATTCTTCACTCTCATTACTTTCCGTATTTTCTGATTCAGTGCTACTCTCTTCTTCGGTGGATTCTTGACTTTCCGTATCAGTATTACTCTCTTCTTGATCTGAAGATGTATCTCCTCCTTCATTACTCTCACTTCCTCCATTTTCTGTTTCAGTATTAGTATCTCCTCCTGAGTCACTCGACGATTCATTCGACGTAGTATCAGATTGAGTTTCTCCAGTTTCAGATGATGTGTCTGAACTCGTAGTGTCAGAAGTTGAAGTTGAAGAGTCAGTATTTGTATCTGTAGTGGAAGTATCCGAATTTGAATTTGTATTTGTTGATGAAGTGTCTGTAGTATTAGTTCCGCTAGATGTATCATTTGTATTAGTATTAGTTGTTCCTCCCCCAGTGTTAGTACTTGAAGTATTTGGAGTTGATGAGGATGGTGTATTTGATGTAGCACTGTTAGTAGCATTAGATGCTGCGTTAGTAGCGCTAGAAGTTGCGTTATTAGTTGTTTGTTGGGTTGATTGGTTTGTGGCTGTGTTAGTAGAACAAGGTGATAATGTTTGCCACCATGTATAAGTTTCTTCTAACCATACCTTTAACTCACCATTTGTAAATTGTTGAGCAGTAAATGTCCTAGATTTATTATAAAAAGCTACTACGGTAACACCCTCCATAGGTACAGAAAAAACATAAGTTTGTCCTGTACATCTATCGGTATAGGTTTGGACAAGGGACTGTGAGTAGCCCCTTGCCATACCCATCGCAGTAATCACTATGAAAAATAGTAACCGTATCATAACCTTTAGTGATCGAAAATTTGTTTTCTCATCATTCTCTTAACGATTTTAGCGACTGCAGTCTCTAATGCTTTACGAGTTGCAATACCAATACTTGATTGGTTAAATGCTACTTCGGTTAGATTTTCATCGTTAAGTAAGGTTACTTCTCTAATGGTTACTGCTTGACCTAGTCCTGAACCTGTCATATAAAGTCCAGTTTCTGCGTCTACCATTTTAACTTGTAATCCTAATCTAGTTACAAGTGTGTTTTTAACACCATCTTTAAGATTTATAGTTTCATCTTCTGATATAGAAAAATCATAAATTTCCACATAAGAAAAATACTTAGCTAGAGTAATCTTTCCTCTAACTTCTATTTCATTAGCTGTAAATCCTTTTTGTGATGCCTTAAATTGTAAGATCATTCTATCTTTGATCTCGTCTTTAGTTTCAACAAATTCAAACCTAAACGTTTCGTCTAGAAACGCTACAGTTATGTTTGTTAAACCTAAGCCAACACGGTAATCCCCTAATTCTGGGTATTGTGTTAGTATATCATCTGTAATACCGACATTAAGTAAAGCTACAGGGACTGGGTCACCAAAGTACTCTGGAATTGAATATAATGAGGCTCTTTTTTCAAAATCCGCTTGGTAATTCTCAGTTTTAGTTTTACCTATGACTTGAGCAAAAGTATAATTGCAAATTAATAAAGCAATTATTAACTTTTTAACCAAGGTTATCGATAAGGCCCCAAGATATGTTGTCTATTGTAGAAGGGTTCATTATCATATCGGTAATGAGAAATGCAATTCCACTAACAGCTAAAGTAAGTAATGTAGCAGCCCAAAGTCCAAAAATAAGGGAAACTGCTTTGTCAAGATGGCTTGGTTTTGCCATCCATTGGTCATATATTAATATAAAAGGGTTCATAAGTTTCATAATGTTTGTTGTTGTTTAAAGTTACGGTTGAATTCTTTTAAAACTAAGACTTCTTTGTTACAGCAAAGGAGTCTTTTTTATTACTGCGATTTACCAATCAAAATTATCCTTTCTTTCTTCTGTTTTTGTCTTTTTAGGTTTAACTTCGACTTTTTTCACTATAACTTTAGGTTGTTCTTTTTGAACAATTACTAAAGTATCTATTTTAGATTCTGCTGTTACAGCAGCAGTTTCTATTTGTTGGGGTTCTTTATCTATTCCAAATAATGCTTCCATATTAGTTACTACTAATCCACCAGCAGCTGTAATAATTACACCTATAGTGGTTATGATTTGGTTTTTGATCTCACTAAAAAATCCTTTCTTATCTGCCATTATTGTATGATTTGCTTTACGTTATACAATTCTTTTCCATCTTTACTAATGATAAGAGTATAATCTCCATCTTTGAGTGATTTAGTATAAAATTCTTTTATATTATCACCCGCTTGAACATTCAATACAGATTTAGAGGTTAATTCATTAAAATGGTTTCTAATCTCTAAAATATATCTTCCTGAGGTTTCAGTTTTAAGGTTAAATAATGAACCATCTGTGATTTGGCTATTTTGGAATTTTAATCCTTCTAATCCTGCTATCTCTAATTTATTTTCAATAGGGAGTGTCTCTATAAATTGATCATCTTGAGCACAAGCCATTAAAAATAATGCTAATAAAGAATATAATAATTTTTTCATTTTATTGTATGTTTAAAGTTTGTCTTGTTCCTGTTGTACTTGCAGCATCTGTACTTACTATAGAAATTAACCCAGCAGCTGAGCTAACATTTCCTTTAAAGATTGCTTTTATGGTTGAGTTGATAGGAATAGTTCCACCATTTTGGTTTATACTACCCATATTTACTCTTCCACTATTTGATTTGCCAAAATTAGTAGTTGTATTACCTGTATCAAATTTAGCTTCTTCAAATGTTAATCTAGTATCATCATAATCTAATTTAATTTGTAAAGCTGAGGTATCATTTGATAAAAGTTCTAATGTAACGTGTACTTCATCACCTTTTATTTCAGTAATATAAGAAGCATCAATTTTGGATTCTACTAACATTGATTGACCATAAGATCTTACTCTCATCATTGCCATAGATTGAGCGGTTGTACCTGAAGAAGGGATAATTCCATGAGATAAGTTAGCATCTCCCCACATTGCTGATTTATATGATAAAATTATATCACCATTAGATAAATCTACTGTTATACTTCCATCTCCTACATCAGGTAAACCATTTTCTGCCCAACTATTAGGAGTTATTGCGTCATAGTCTGCAGATGGAACAACTGCAACACCTGAGTTAAATGTATCTTCAATATATTTTACAAATACATCTGCTACATTCAAAACTTGAGCTAATAAGTCAAATGAGTCTTGACTATCAATTGATCCATTTGCATCAAAATCTGTGGCTAGGTATTGGATCCCATGTTCGTAAGCATTACCCATATTACCATGATCAAACCCTCCAGTTTCTTTTAAGATTAATACAGCATCTGAGATAGTTAATGCTTCATCTTTAAGTTGTTGCCATTCTTCTTCTGTTCCACCCCAAACGAAATTTAAGTAATAATCTTCTGTTGAACTATTTAAGTAATTAGTTACATTAGCTTCCCCATTAGAATCTAAAGTAATACTCCCAACATATTCTAATTCTTCTCCTTTACTAATATCTACTTTTACTTTAGTAGCATCTATATTACTATTAAATTTTGCTTTAATATAAACGTTGTTATCAAAGTCTTCTAATGGCACATTTGAAATTTGTTGTGTTGGGTGAGCTCTAACTGAACCAGCAGGGTGAGTATAACTTTGGTTGTTATCATCTATTTTAGCCATTGTAATATTAATAGCTTTAGAATAGTTGGATACATCTGTATTTTTAGCAATAAAGTGTAATTCAATATAATCCCCACTAAATGAGCTTAAATCTTGAGTAGTAAAGTGACCTACATCCCAACCAGTAACTGCGTTATAGGAACCTCCTCCTCCACTCCATTGACCCCATAAATCATTTTCATCATAGTTTGGGTTAGGAGACCATTTAGTATCAGTAAAAAAGAAGTGGTTATTATTAGCTCCATTAATCTTCCATACTGGGTCTAATAGGGTATATGCGTTTTTATTATATTCTATATCAGCATGGATAAAAGTAATATCGTAAGCAGATAAATCATTCAAGTTTACTCCTAAAATAATAGTGTCATTAACTTGTACCTTAGCTAAGTCATTTTCACCTTCTGTAGTTCCTCTAAATTCTAAACTAACATCAATTCCATTAGATGAAGATTACCCTAATGCTATTAAAGGTAATAAAGTTAATATATAAAATAATTTTTTCATAATTTTAATTTGTCAATCAATTGTTCACATAATTTTTTTATAGCTGTTGAAACATTTGCTTGTGAAAACTTTCCACCTTTGTCTATTACCAAAGTGGATATTGAAATCGATTTTGCTGTACCTCTAGCAGATACACGTTTTTTCTTTTTTCCATCCTTATATAATGTTGCTTGTGCTGCTATTTGATAAACATCTATGTTTTTACTATATACAGCTAATTGCATATTACTTTTCTTTACATCAAAGTATAATATGTCTACAGTAAGTTCTAATGGAGAATTAGGATTAAGATAGTAACCATAGTCTTGGACTACTTCTTCTAATACATTCTTTACACCGAATGCCAGGTCTCGATTACCTGCGAGGTTACCTAATACTATTTTATTGTCTACCTTGCCTATGTTAATTTCTTGACTATTAGCCAGAAACCCTATTAGGCAACTTAGGATAATTATCCATTTCATAATCACTGCGAGTTTTTAGCAACAATTAGAAACCATTAAAGAAACTATTGGGAAACTATTGGGAGAACTGTTTGTCGTTGTTGATAATAAATATAATAAAAAGGGGAAACATTACATTTTCCCCTTACTTTTTTTATTAAAAATGAACTTATTTAGTTTAGTTTTTCTTCGTTCACAACCACAATCTTCTTTACCTCTTAATTTGGCTATATAGGTAGCTATTTGTTTACCTTTACCAAAAGTAATAACAGTTATGATTTTTTCAACTAAATCTCCTAATCTCATAAGACGCCACTAACCATCGCAAGAAATGCAATCTGCTGTTCTACTACCTAAATCACCTTTTATTACTGAGTCAGTTCTTAGATAATATAGTGTTTTGATACCTAGTTTCCATGCTTCTAAATGAACTTGATTAATCCATTTAGGTGAATCATTTACATCAAAAGATAAATTCAAAGATTGTGTTTGATCAATATATCTTTGTCTAATAGCTGCTTGACGAACTAATTCTAATTGATTTATTTCTGGGAAAGTCAAAAATAATTCTTTTTCTTCTGGGGATAGGACATTATCAGGTAAACCTTGAGCTGAACCATCTTCGGATAACATTTGATCCCACCATTTATCTTTATCTTCACCTTTTTCAATTAATAACGCTTGTAATACCTTATTTTTTCTAATAAAAGTACCTTTAGCACCATTGAAGGTATAAATATTTGCAGGTAAAGGTTCAATTCCAGCACTAATACCACCTGTAATCACAGAATTAGATACTGTTGGAGCTACAGCCAATAAGTGGGTGTTTCTCATTCCTGTACCTTTGCACCATAGGGGTTCTCCATATTCCTGAGCTAATTCCATTGATGCTTTTTCTGCTTTACCTCTAATATCTGAGAATATGTTATGAGTGTGAGCTGTAGAAGCGATTGAATTAAATGGTAATCCCTTTTGTTGTAAAAATGAATGCCATCCCATTACACCTAAACCTAAAGCACGGCCTTTACGAGCATGGTTATGAGTTCTTTTTAAGGAATCTTTACCATTAGATTTATCAATAAATTCCTGCATTACACCATCTAGAAACCAAGTAGCTAATTCAACAGAATCTGTATCTTTCCATTCATCATATTTTGCTAAATTCATAGATGATAGACAACATATAAAACTATGTTCTTCATCTGTAAATAAAGTAATTTCAGAACAAATGTTTGTCATTGTTACTTCTAGATTATTTAATCTATATGCTATAGGATTATCTTTATTAACATTATCCTTATACATGATATAAGGTTCTCCTGTTTCCATTCTAGACTTTAATATAGTAGCCCACTTATTTAAAGCTTCAGGATCTCTTGATTCTAACTTACGCATAAAACTATCTCCTATTACCACACATTGGTGTAAGTTAAGGCATTGTCTATTAGGGTCTCCTTTAGGTCTACGAATTTGTAAAAATTCTTCTACATCTCCATGTTCAATATCTAGATTAACAGATGCTGCTCCTCTACGAACATTACCTTGATTGGTTGCAATAATTGATGAATCAAATATCTTAGCCCATGGTACTACACCTTCACTTTTACCATTTCCAGTGATTTCAGTTCCACGTTCTCTAATACGAGATAACGATATACCTACACCCCCACCAGCAGCAGTTAACTTCATTAATTCTGCGTTGGTTAAACCGATTCCACGTATGGAATCAGGTGTATCAATACCAAAACATGAAATAGGTAAACCACGATCAGTACCCATATTTGATAAAACAGGTGAGGCTAACCCTAACCACCCATTCCACATAATTTTGAAAAACTTATTAGCCAATTCTGGTTTTTTAAGTCTTCCAGAAGCTGCTACCGCAACTCTTTTGTATGCTGTTCTTACAGTTTCCCCTGGGAGTAAGTATCCTTTAGAAATGGTTGCTAAAGAAATTTCATCCATCCATTCTGGGTATTGTTTTCCAGCTTCCCATTCACTGTAGTCTACTTGTAATGCGTTGTTTTCCATATCTTTTAAAATAAATCGTTTGCGTCCCAGTTTTGAACTCCTTTACTATAATTTGTAACTCTATTTGCAAAGAAATCTGTATGTTGTTTTCCAGCTGATAAACTATCAAACCATTTCATTCTTTTTACTGCTTCTTGGTCTATACCATTAACTATAGCATCATATCCTAAATCACCCATTTTTGTATTTACTCTATGTTTGATAAATGATACTAAATCATATTTTGGACATCCTTTTAAATCTCCCATTTCATATACCTTATCAATAAAATCTAATTCTAATTTTAAAGATAAATGAGCTGCTTCTTCAATATCCGCTTTTAATTCAGGGGTATCAAATTCAGGGTGTTCACTTAATAGTGTTCTAAATAACCAGCAACCTGCTTCTGAGTGTAATGATTCGTCTCTAATACTCCACTCTACAATTTGTCCTACACCTTTTAATTTATTATCTAATTTAAATGAAAGTAAAACAGCGAAAGAACTAAATAAATTTACACCTTCGGTAAACGCTGAGAAAATAGCTAATGATTTTGCTCTTTCATGCCAGTTAGGAGTGCCATCGTGAGAATCTCTAACCTGAGTTAGTGATTCAATTTTAGCCATTGTAGCTTCATCTTCTAAAAATTCACTAAAATCATCTAACCCTAATTCTTCATTTAATAAAGAATAAGCTTCGGCATGTATAGTTTCAAAAGCACCAAATGTAACTGCCATTTTAATTACTTCAGGTTTTCTAAACCAAGAAGTTACTAATGTTGACCAATAATCATTTACTACAGTTTCGGTTTGAGCAAATCCTTTAAGAATGGATCCAATTATGTTTTTTTCTGTTTCTGATAGATTTTGTTTCCAATCATTAACATCTGACATCATAGGCACTTCAGTATGAAGCCAATGTGCTTGTTGTTGTTTTAACCAATAATCCGAGGCTTGTTGATATTCGAATGGTTTATAAACGATACGTTCCTGCAATAGAGATTTCTTTGCCATATTATTTTTAATGTGTTAGGGTTATTTTTCTAATTCAAAAAACTTTTTACGTAGTAACTGTTTATCAAATTTATCAACATTAGTATCAAACTTATTAGATTGGGAGGGTGGAGCTAAGTTTTCTTCTTCATCCTCACTATCATTGTAATCAAATACTTCAAAATGACCTGTTGAGGTATCAGCGTTAACTGAAAATGTAAGACCATCCATTCCGTACCTGTTTTTCATAATATGAAATCTACCAGTATTATTAACTTTATCTTCTTTTTTACGTGATAAAGACATTGCGAAATCAGATATCATCATTTTATCGTATGAACCTGCGGCTTTGTCTCCTTCGATAATTTTATCCTGTGCTCCTGCCCTATTTACTTGAGAAACTGACCAAATAGGGATATTTAGTTGTCGTGCTAAACCTTTAGTGCTTGTATAAATATCATCAATTTCATCCTTACGCTCCCGATTTGTTTTTCTTGATGAAAGAAGATCAACATAATCAATGATTATCAAATCAGGTTTAATTCCCATACCCTCACACTTACTAATATGTGATTCAATAGTTGAAACTTGAGCGCGACCTGTTGGGAATTCTTTGATAATAAGTTTACCAGGCAGTTGAGGTATTGTTTCTTCTACCTTATCCCTAAATGAATCTATTTTATTAACTGGGATCTTAGTGAAAAAAGCGTCATATCTCTTTCCAACATAATCTTCACCTAATTCTAGAGTATAATGTAAAACATTATATCCTAATCTAACAGCGTAACCTCCAATAGCTACTAATGACCATGATTTACCACCTCCAGGATTACCAAAGATAATACCAAAATCTCCGTTTCCAAGTCCACCTTGTAATAACCCATTAATACGTTCCCAAGGTGTTGGTATAGTTGTTCTTGAATTTTCTCTATATCGTTCTTCAATATCTTTAATATACTCATGTCCTAAATTTTTATCTTGTCCTGACTTTAGAGCATTATCAATTAGAAAACGAATACCATCAAAATCTCCTCCTTTAAGAAGATCAACTGATGACATTAATGCTCTTTTTAGTTGTTGGTTTTTACAAAAGTTAGTAAACTCTTCTTGAACATATTCTAAATCTTCATCTGATGTGACGTACGCTTCCTTTAGTTGTTCTTTAATGGATATTTGTAATACCTCATTGTCTACTTTTTGTAACTCAACCTTTAATATGTCTAAAGAAGGAACTGTATGGTATTTGTCATAATACTTAAGAATTTCCTTTATAGCCCACTTTTGTGCTGGGTTTTCAAAATATTCATCAGATATGATATCATGTATGTTTATTAGGAATTCCTTATGAGTTAATAAAGATGATAAAACCTTTATTTGAAATTCATGTCCGTATTGATTTATACTATTTAGTGTCAATCTTTATAACCTTTAAATTGTGAAAATATATCTTTTAACCATGTTTCTAAATTCCTAATCATCCCTCCTAGTTGATCAGTATTATAAAACTGTATAAACATTTCAGAGTTTAACTCTGGAAATTCTTCTCCAATTAAATCATCTAAATATTCTTTTTCTCTATCATCTATCATAGGAATACTTAAATCCATAACCTTATAGTTAGTTTCAAGTCTATCTTGTTCCTGAACGATTCGTGAATATACGATATGATCTTTGAATTTCCTAGCTGATATATCGAAGATGTCTTGAAGTGTTAATTCTTCGGTTTTTAATTCAGGGAATTTTTTAAATATACCTTTAGCGCCTAATCCTTTAATACCCCTAATATTATCTGAGTTGTCTCCTAATAATACTTTATGTAAAATAAAATTATGAGGTAATAAACCAAATTTTTCTTCTACAACCTTTGGAGTATAATATTCTTTCTCCATTGGTCTATAAACAATAATTTTATCGGTTACTAATTGTAAAAAATCTTTATCACTTGATACAATAAAACACGTTGAGTTGTGTTTTTCAACTAATTTCTCAGCTAATATTGCTATAATATCATCAGCTTCAACCTTATCAATTATAGTAGTTTTAACAGGTAATAATTTAAGATACTGTATGATACGGACTATTTGATCTATTTTAGAATCATGTTCTTCTTCAATATTATCAAACGCCTCCCAATTAGTAATACGTTGTAGATTTCTTGTTCCTTTGTACTCGGAGAGCAGGTTCTTTCGGTTGGTTGTTGAACCTGCTCCATCGAATACTACATAAACAGAGGTGGGGTTAGTTTGTCTAATCATGGCACCTAAAGAACGAAAAAATCCACCTAACCCCCCAATATGGACTCCATCAGGATTGACCATATTCATCATGGCAAAGTTTCTAAAAAATAGATTTAAACCATCTATCAACAAAACTTTATCATGTTTTCTTACTACAGTCTCTTCCCCTTGCTCCTGAACTTCGTCCAGTAAGCTAAATAATTCTTTATGTTTCATGTTTTACTTTCTATAAGTCCACTTCATCGTAAAGGATAGGTGTGGTGTCTTCTTGGTCTTCTACAATTTTAAATTGTCCTCCTCCTAGAATTTTAGACCATTCATCAGCATGATCCTTTTTATACTCATTTTTATCCTTATCGGTGTCTTGGATAAAACCGTGGTTTGTCATAACAATTTTACCTCTTGATTGCATACCATTAACGTGGTTTTTGTCAATTTGTAAATTTGTTCTTTTTCCCCATTCTACTTGCATACCACCTTTAATTGCTTTAATTTTAGATGTTCCAGCATTTGAGATATTACCAAATGTAACTACAAATGTTGCGTCATACCACATAGCCATTCCACCTTTATTCATCATTTTTGGTTGACCCATAGGTGATTCAGCTTTTGCTGTCCAAACTTTATTAACTGCAATTAA